ACACTGTCGCCGCCTGCATTCTTGATGATGGAGTATTGATCGGTTCCATCGCTGTCTTGCAGCTTGATTGCAGGATCACTCGCAGTAATGTGTAGCGGCTCATCAGGAACTGCTGTGCCAACTCCGACGCGATCATTTACTGCATCAACATACAGCGTTCCACTGTCAATGTTGACGTTGCCACTGCCATCAGCAAGCACAAACTCCCCACCGGTAACATTATCGGCGGGAAGCGTGATTGTAGTATCTGGGTTGTGGTTATCTGGTGCTTTAAGTTCGACGGAACCTGTTCCGCCCGTTGATTTAAGTTTAAGTCCCATAGTTAATTACCTCCTTCAAGAGCAGAGAGACGAGCTTCAAAGGAAGCGTTTTGGGTTTCAAGGGTTTCGATACGCTCTTTACTTTCTTTCAAAGCGGCAACGAGCAAGGGGATGACTTCGGTGTAACGAAGAGTGAGTTTATCAGGATTATCATCATCAACAGCTTCAGGCAGAACGGCTTGCACATCTTGAGCAATTAGAAAACTGCGACTTACGCTTTGTTCATCTTCTAAATAGCGACCCGTGACCGCCCGCAAGCCCGATACTTTTGAAAGTCCGTTTTCAATAGGTGCAAGATTTGTTTTACCTCGTTCGTCCGAATACGTTCCCCAGCTTGTTGCCGCTTTACCTAGCCCAACGCCTTGGTATACTCCATCTCCTGCTGTTCCGCGGTTTACAAATACCATTGTTCCAGTTCCTGCCGGGTCATAACCCCACAGACTGGTAGTAATGTTGTTATACCTTATGAGTGTAGTAGTTCCCATCCAGATTTCACCACTACTCGTAATCCTCATCCGCTCCGTCTGGGATCCAATAGCATTATTCCCAGCAGCAAAAACAATTCCTGCATAACCTCCAAGGTTTAAGTAGTTGCCTGGAGATGAAACGCTGTTTGCGTCGCCGCGCCAAATGCCAACGTTTGTATTGCCCGAGTTGCCATCACCAAGGGCCAACACACCGCTATCAAACGATGCATCTGTCCTGCTGATTTTTACAACGGCACCAAAGTTTGAATTGGCACCAACAGTAAGTGGAGCCTGAGGGCTCGCAGTGCCAATCCCGACGCGCTGCGATGCATCAACCGTTACTGCCGTGGTGCCGTCAGTATTGATAACAACCTCATCAGAACCAAAACTAATACCCGTATCTGTATCTGACCCCTGGAGTGCCGGGGTGGTGGCAGAACCGTCCACACCCGAGATTCCAGAGGTTCCATTAATTTGAATAGTCATAATTAAACAATAACCCAGTTAGAGCCAGAAGGAACAGTAACAGTTACTCCGGCGTTTACAGTCAATGGACCAGCAGAAATCACGTTTTTATTACTAGTAATTGTATAGGAAGTAGTGATGGTGTTGTCATGTTCCACCGCCCATTGATCAGCACCTCCACCTGTCGCTCCACCACCAACACTTGCCCAAGACGTGCCGTTATAGCCTTCAAACTGTGAAACAGTTGAGTTAAAACGAAGCTGACCAGTTACAGCACCAGGACCATTACCGCCACTAGGACGTTGGGCAGTGGTACCAACAGGAACACGTATAGCAGTAGTATCATTAAAGACTACTTCAGTTCCGGTGTGAAAACCTTGAATGGTAACAGGATTGACAGTAGTACCACCATCATTACGTACATGAAAACCAATGTTTTCGTAGAACGTGTTGTTATTAGGATCAGTGGTTGGAGAACCTAAACCTGCAATAATGTCAAAATCACCATTACTAGTCCAGATAGCACCTGCGCTACCAAAGGTAGCCTGACCAGGATTTGTAGGACTTTCGCCACTCGTATAACTGAATGACATGTGATCCGCACCGCTACCGTTATCTTCTCTACCAACTGTAAGGGTTGACGAAGTACTTAAAGCAGTATTAGCTGGAATATCTCCACGAACGTGAAGATCATCTGCGTGAACAGTTAGATAAGAATCACCAAGGCTACCTGTAGTGTTACCGTCAAGAGCTTTATCAATGCGGATAACACCAGTACCGTTAGGATTCAGTACAATATCACCGTTACTAGCACTGGTAATTTCGTTACCGTTAACATCTAGATTACCACCCAACTGCGGGGTAAGATCCGACAACAAGTTAAAGGCAATAGAACCTTCAGGAATGGTAACAAAACCAAGCTGTTGATCAACTTGGAAGATAGGGTCATCGGTTTGATTACCACCAATCTTGAACTTACCGTTGTGATCAGTGATAGCAGTCCAGACTTTACCGTTAAAAGATTCAGTAATCTGTTTGGTTTCGTCAGGTACACCACCATTTTCAGGTAATGCTCTGTAATCAGTACCAGAGCCGACATATTCCATCGTGTGACCGCTAGAAGCGATCATAGAACGCAAGAAGAATTGTACGTTATTAGTACCAGTGCTGACCTGAGCACTAAAACCAAGATTACTAGACTTATTGTTAGGATCAGGACGACTAATAGTTACGGTCCAGTTGCCGGTGTAAGCATCAGGATCGGCGTTATAGGTAGCTGTATCTGTAGGAACTGCACCAAGAATGGGGTAAATTTGAGCCTCACTGTTTACAGCCAACAGCATGTTAGTAGCTGGGCGTGTTTTAGTGCCATGCCACGAAGCGTCTGCTACACCATTACTAACTTCAATCGTCGTATCATTAACGTTAGCTTGAGTTACACAATTAGCAGTAAAAATGTTGGTAGTAGACTTACCATCAGCAACAAGTGCTTGATCACCAAAGTCAGTGGTAGATGCAGCCAGGTTGGCTTGACCACCATTCAAAGTTTTGATGTGATACTTGTTGAAGAATGCATAGCTAGAGGTAGCTTGAACGTAACCGTTGTTAGTAACAAGGATACCAGGACCATTCAATCCAACATGGGTGTAGCTGTCACACACTATAGAACGAAGTGGTGAAGCACTGTCAACAGCAGAACCGTCAACAAGCAGACCGCCACCAGTCGGTAAAGAATCAGTATCACCTGCAAGACCACCAGCAGGGGTGTTTGCATTCAGGTTGCTGTTGTCAATTTCACTATCCGAGAAGTTAGTACAGTTCTGGATGTAAGGAGATTTGGTAATTGTTGCACCGCTGTAGAACGCAAAGTTCCAACCTTGGTTAGTAGGTAGAGTAGAGTCAACACTGTTACCGGTACCGGTGTTAGCCTGCATACCAGTCAACGTCAGGTTAGCGATGTAAGAACCACTGTTGAGTTCAAACAAAGCATGGTTACCAGCACTTTGGTCGCCTTGAGTTGCAACAGTCGGGTGAACGATACAGCTACGCAGAGCCTGTCCAATAATAGAAACGTTCTTCTTTTGAATTTGGATAGGAGCAGCCTCCTGGTAAACACCAGCAGCAACAATCACAACACTGCCGTCACCGTAGGTGGAATCACCGTTGATCTGGTTAATAGCTGCTTTAATGGTAGCTTTAGGTCGGCTAATACGGTGACCGTCGTTAGCGTCATCACCAGAGCTAGCGTCAACATAGACAACCTTAGGCTGGTTAGTAAAGGTACCACCAGAGGTAATACCCAGCCACGAAGAACCATTCCAAACAGAAAGAGTCAGGTCATCATCAACGTCAACCCAAACACGTCCTTTACCAATACCAGTAGTAGTAGGTGCGGTGTTTTGAACGTAGTTCTCGAAACGACGAACGGCTGCAAGAGAGGTGAAGACAGAATCGTCATCACCTGTCAAATCATAATCAGCATCCTGTTCAGCGGAAGTAATAATATCTTCAGCTTTAATACGGTCCAGATCAACTGAACCAGCACTAATACCAATGGTTACTTGACCACCACTACCAGTCTTGTTAAGACCAGTGCCATCAACAAGGATGTCCGTTTCAACGACGTGATCAATATAATCTTTAACAGTACCAGTAGTAGGAACTGCATCGTCGTTGTCAGGCATTACATCACTAGCTGATGCAAGTTCTGCCTTAGTAAAGGTATCATTAACTTCATCTTGGAAGCGTTGATCCATTGCCAACGTAGTAGCAATTTTGGTATCATCGCTAACCCAAGTGTCAGCAGAATAGATAGTGTTGTCGTAACGATCCCAATAATAATCTTTCAGATACTGATCAATATCATCAGGAATACCTTGGCAGTTAGCCTCTTGAATAGCATAGCGAAGCTGTTCAAAGTTCTTGTTCAGGTCATCTGAACGAATGGCAGAGCCAGGATTAAACAGTGCACGAATGTCATCAACATTGGTGATACGCTTAATCCTGACGTTATCCACAAGGGTTTCGTTAGGATCGTCACCCTCAAGCGTCGGAGTCGGGGGAGCAGTGCTAGTAAACTCTACAATAGTAGGGTTAGCGTCAGTAATTTGCCAGGGGTAAGTGGCATCAGTCGTGAGCTTTTCGTCCCATTCTTTAGTTGTAGTGTTCCACAAATAAACGTGGATTTCAGATTTAAAAATGTAGGGGAAGTCAAAAGAGAATAGAACCTTTGAACCGTCCCCAGCTTGAATTGTTTGTACGTCAGCACATGACATAATGTTTTAAGTGTAAATTACTTACGAATTTGAACGGTGGATTCAACATCAGGAATAATGCCCATCCGAGAACGGGTCTCTTCCTGTTGAGCAGCCAAGATGCGAGCTTCAATAGAAAGCTTAATATCAGCATCTAGTTCATTATACGCTTGTTGTTCTGCATCCCTCACAGCTTGACCCAACATATAGTGGATATTGTCGTAGTGCTTCAGCTGTACTTGTTCAGAACCAACCCCACGTCTACGTGCTTCTTGCAGTTCTTTGATGGTATTGCGGGCTTCAGCAGTATTCATAATGGACTTAATACGCTTCTTGAAGTACTCCTGTTCACCCATCAAACGGAACAACTCAGAACGTTCCTTAGGATTCAATTCAATACCATTCCTCTTTTTAAAGGAGGAAGAAATATCAAACTCAATATCTTGTAGGAACTTCTCTTCAGGACTTTGTTCAGGATGCACTTTAATAGGAGAGTATGCATTCCAAAGTCGTTGAAGCAAAGTGTACTTGTTAGGGATCTTACCAGTCACAGGACTGTAAAGATAAGGAAGACGGTTAGCAGGATCCATAACGCCACCAAGTTGGTTACGGTTAGCAATCTGAGCAAGGATACCCTCTTCAACAATCTTCAGACCACCATCCAAGGTACGTCCCATTTCGTTACGAAGTCCAGCCAAGGGACCGAGAGCGTTGAGATGTCCAGCAGCAAACCGATCAAATGCAAACTTATTACCTGAGAACATTTCGACCAACGGACGAAGTGAAGAGGTAAGAGCTTGATCAGTCAAGGAACCACCAAGAATAAAGGCAAGCTTTTCAAAGGTGTTTTCAGTGTAAGCCTCACCCAACATGTCAAAGTTATCAACAGTGTTGGCAACCATAGCAACCCAGTTAGCAAGACCAGGACCAAGAATAGTAGAGTAATCAAAACGCAGACCCGCC